GTAATTGATTGATTTTCAAGGCTGTAATGTACACAATATCGGGTGCCTTACAGCCATTATCTTTGTACTGATTATACCTCCGAATTAACTGGATATATATGTGCTTTAGAGTTAATATGTGTACAACGATGAAGCGGAAAGACATCCGCCCGCCAAAGGCGGCTTTTGCAAAGCAAAAGTTCTGAAAAGGAAAACAAAAGCCTTTGAAAAACATAAAAAACGGAGGATACAACAATGAAAAACAATTTTGCAGAGGAATACGCAAGGGAACAGGAAATCAAGAACCAGTACAAGATGGCAGACAGCGACAACGGCAGAAACGCCGCAAGAGCAGCTTATGAAAAATTTGCAGACGAGCTGAAAACCAAGGGCGAGGAATACGAGAGGATTTACGGACTCTACGCCGATGCGAAAGACAGAGGAAACGATTACATCGACTTCAACGAGTGCATTTGGGAAAAGAATGTGCCGACAATGATTGAAAGCCTTAGAGCATTGGGAATTGAAAAATTCACCTTTTCATCAACTTGGTCAAGTTCGGTTGAGGTGGCTTGGCTTTTCACCCAAAACGGATGTACATTGGAGGGATTGGTTGAAATCAGCGGCAAATGCAAACAGACCTTTAGCGATGACTTTGAAAAGGCTCACGGATTCCTTTTCAGCATCCACTAAGAAAAAGCAAAACCAACGGAGCCGCAAGGCTCTTTTGGTTATATGTACACAATTTCAGCCGTGTACATTTGTGTAGTTTATGCCTTATAATTAACTGGATAATAGTGTGCTTTAGAGTTAATATGTAACCACAAAGGGAAAACCTTTGAAAAACAAAAAACGGAGGACACAAAAATGAAAACAACATTTTATTTGAACAGCAAAAAGGTAACAAAAAAGGCGGCTGCAGAACTTGCGGGAAAGGAAAGATTTGAAAGAATGATTAAAGAGGCAAAAGAGGATTTTATGAACGACCCTTGGACGGAACTAAGCTACATGGTTGCGGGTGGGATACTCACGATAGAATTCAGCTGAGAGGTTGAAATTTTTTAAGGGCTGCTGCGGCGGCTCTTTTCTTATGCCAAGAGAGGAGGATTTGATATGGCAACGAGGGGCAGAAAGCCGAAGCCTACGGCTTTGAAAATGCTTGAGGGTAATCCCGGCAACAGACCTTTGAATAAAAACGAACCACAGCCGAACACAGCCGTATCGGGCTGCCCCGATTGGCTTGAGGACGAGGCAAAGGCAGAGTGGGCAAGAATGGGCGAAATATTGGAACAGATGGGCGTTCTGACGGAGATTGACACAACAGCTTTTGCAGGCTATTGCCAAGCCTATGCCCGTTGGAAAGAAGCTGAACAATTTTTAACACAGCACGGTTCTATCGTAAGAACCCCAAACGGCTATTTACAGCAAGTGCCGCAGGTTTCAATCGCACAGACCAATTTGAAAATCGTGCTGAAGTTCTGTGAGCAATTCGGTTTAACACCGTCTTCGAGGAGCAGAATTGTGGCAAATAAATCCGTTGAAGAAACCACGGATGAAATGGAGAAACTTTTGAGAGGTGAAACTTGATGAGATACAAACCGACTAAATTTATGCTGCCGACCTCTCATTACGATAAAAAACAGGCTGACCGAGCCGTAACTTTTATAAATAACCTAAAGCACACCAAAGGCAAATGGGCGGGTAAAAACTTTGATTTACTTCCGTGGCAAGAGCAGATAATTCGTGATATTTTCGGTATTGTGAAAGAAAACGGAAAGCGACAATTCCAAACGGCATATATTGAAATTGGAAAGAAAAACGGAAAATCGGAATTGGCGGCGGCTGTTGCTCTATACCTTTTGTATGCCGATAACGAACCGTCAGCAGAGGTTTACGGTGCAGCGGCAGACCGCCAACAGGCATCTATTGTTTTTGATGTTGCAAGGCAAATGGTGAGTATGTCTCCCGCACTCACCAAGCGTTCCAAGGTTATGACGGCACAGAAAAGATTGGTAAACTACAGTAATGCCGGATTTTATCAAGTGCTTTCGGCTGAAGTGGGAACTAAGCACGGCTTGAATGTTTCGGGACTTGTGCTTGATGAAGTTCACGCACAGCCAAATCGTAAGCTGTACGATGTCCTTACAAAAGGTTCGGGTGATGCCCGTGAACAGCCGTTGTTCTTCTTAATTACCACAGCCGGCACAGACAGAAACAGCATTTGTTATGAACTCCACACCAAAGCAAAGGAAATCCTGAACGGCAGAAAGGCAGACCCGACATTTTATCCCGTGATTTACGGACTTGATGAAACCGAGGATTGGAACGATGAGAAAAATTGGTACAAAGCAAATCCGTCACTCGGACACACAATCGGCATTGACCGTGTGCGAGAGGCTTATAAAAATGCTTTGGAAAATCCCGCAGAGGAGAATGTGTTTAAGCAACTCCGTCTTAATATGTGGGTTAATTCCACGGTGTGTTGGATTCCGGATCACATATATGAAAAAGGAAACACACCTATTGATTTTGACAGACTGCGTGGCAGAGAGTGCTATGCCGGACTTGACCTTTCAAGTACCTCCGATATAACCGCTTTTGTAATGGTTTTTCCACCGAGAACCGAAGATGAAAACTATATCGTGTATCCGCATTTTTGGCTGCCCGAAGATACGCTTGAACTTCGATGCAGACGAGACCATGTGTTGTATGATGTGTGGAAAAGACAAGGTTTCATCAATACCACAGAGGGAAATGTAATCCATTACGGCTTCATTGAAAAATACATAAACGAATTAGGTAAAATTTACAATATAAAGGAAATAGCCGTTGACCGTTGGAATGCAACACAAATGACACAAAATCTTGAAGATGACGGCTTTACAATGATACCTTTCGGGCAAGGCTACAAGGATATGAGTCCCGCATCAAAGGAATTGTACAAGCTGTTGATAGAGGGAAAAATCACCCACGGAGGCAATCCTGTGCTAAAGTGGATGGCGGGAAATATAGTAATGCACCAAGACCCGGCTGGAAATATTAAACCCGATAAGGAAAAATCCGTAGAGAAGATTGACGGCATTGTTGCAACAATAATGGCACTTGACCGCTGTGTCAGAAATGCAAATAACAGCGGTAGTGTTTATGACAGTCGTGGAATTTTAGTGTTTTGAGTAAAAAAATATTGAACTACTCTTTAATATGTGGTATAATTATACCACAGAAAGGAGTGTTTTTATGCCACATATAATACCTATACGAGATTTAAAAAATACATCTACTGTTTCAGAATTGTGTCATACATCAAGCGAGCCTATTTTCATCACTAAAAATGGTTATGGAGATATGGTAATTATGAGTATGGAAATGTATGAAGAAAGAATGGCAGTTTTGGATTTGAAAAAGAAAATACACGCCGCCGAAGAAAATATCAAAGAAAATAAAGTATCCGATGCAATGGAGTCACTCGGAAGAATAAGAGAAAAATACAATGTATAAGCTAAAGATTACCGATTTGGCAGACCAAGATTTAGACGGTATTGTTGAGTATATTGTTAAGGAATTGAAAAATCCAAAGGCGGCAACCGATTTTTTAAATGAGGTTGAAAAGAGTTATCAATATTTGATTACAATGCCGAAAATGTATGCCCTCTGTGATGAACCCGAAATGCAGGCAAAAGGCTACAGAAAAGTTTTGATAAAAAATTATGTGCTGTTTTTCAGTATTGACGAAACAAAAAAAGAAGTTGTGGTATTGAGATTTATATATGCCGCAAGAGATTATTACAAGTTATTTTGAATTTAAGCATCTATCATTATGGTAGGTGCTTTTTTGATACAAAAAAACGGGAGAGTGATTGATATGAAAGGATTAAAAGGAATATTCAAGTCGAGGGATAAGCCACAAAACAGGACTTCGGGTAGTGCTTACCGATTTTTCTTTGGTAACAGCACGAGCGGAAAACGAGTTAATGAGCGTTCAGCTATGCAGATGACTGCGGTATATGCGTGTGTGAGAATTTTATCCGAGGCAATAGCGGGTTTGCCTG